AGGTTTCTCTGTGGAACGTGAGAACGTAGACAAGCTACCTATCATTAGTGAGAACATGCAGGAGTCTGATGTTGTTATCAAAGTGGAAGATAGTAAAGCAGGATGGGCAAAGGCGTACAGAGAGTTAGTAGCTTTGTTGTACTCAGGTATGATACCCACTTGGGATGTATCTAAGGTACGACCATCAGGTGCAAGACTAAAGGTTATGGGTGGCAGGGCATCAGGTTCTGATCCTCTTGTTAACTTATTTAAGTTCACTGTAGAGAAATTCAAGAGTGCAACAGGTAGAAAGTTATTTCCTGTTG